TTAACAACATCACCCGTATCAGCAACTTCATTTAGGCCGCGTGACTTCCAGAACCAAGCAGCAGAGCGAGCTGCACCTTCTGGTGTTTCTAGATATGACGGATCTTCAGTCAGGTTCATACCAAGACCTTGCCCGCAGCGAGTATAATTGCTGCGACCAGTTAGCTGAATAAGACCGCGACCACGGAATTTCCAACCATCACCTTCATTTGTATTACCTAGGTTCTTAGAACCCCAAGCACCACCATAGATGATATTAGCAATACCTTCTTGATTAGCAGCCTTCTTAGTCGTATCATCACGACCAACATCAGCAGCTTGCGCGGCTGTGATGCGAGAACCAAATAGAGCTGTCAGAGCCTGAGCCTTGTAATTCAGGTTCTCCTTAATCGCGCTAAACTGCGCAGACTCATGCGCCGCCTGTGACAGAAACCCAGCGATGCGCTTTGGTGTATTAATCTCAAATTCTTCACAGGCTGCAACAAGAGCGGCAGCATACTTGTTGAGACTATCTTTGTTAGCCTTTGGGAAACACTTGTGCAGGATTTCTGCTGTAAGCATTAGGCGTTCTCCTAACGATTGTTCGAATTTAATTCTTCTAGTCTGGCTTGTAGGAGCTGTCTGTGTTCCTTAGCAATCCGATGGTCGGCTAGCATATAAGCAACCTCTTGGCTCTCACACCACTCTGTATATATTGTGCGTATCTTTGACATTACTCTGTGAAACATCTCTTTCTCCAAATGAAAAATGGGGAGAGGGATTCCACCCTCTCCCCTTGGCAAGAGCACTAGGGCTCAGCCATTTAATTGCTGAGGATCTGACTTTCTAGACTTCTTTGACGATTCACCGTCAGCAATATCCACCTTTCGAGGCTTCTTGCTATCTGGAATCACATTCTCAAGCCAGACCTTCAAGAGACCGTTGATAATCTCCGCGTTCTGAACTTCAATTGAGTCGGCCAGATGGAACTCACGCTTGAATGCGCGGTCGGCAATACCCTTATATAGATAAGTAGACTTCTCATCATTCTTGGTCGCGCCACGAATGAACAGCTTGTTATCCTGAAGCTCAATCTCGAGGTCTGAGCGACCGAAGCCGGCAACAGCCACTTCGATCACATATTTGTTTTCATCGACCTTGGCAATGTTATAGGGTGGCCAGCCAGGCACAGCTTTAGTAAGATTTTCTGTGGCTTCAAGTATACGCTTTTGCATATCACCAAAGCCAACAGTGAACATGTCCAGCTTGGACAGATCGCTTAGTAGTACCATGTTATCCTCCTTGGATAAGCGAGGGTTAATAAAATAGCATCCCCGATTGAGCGATGCTGTCTATATTTATCAGGAAGTCATCCCTCTGTCAAGGGCAAATCAGTCATCTCAGGTAATAAAAAAGAGAGGTCTGGTGATGAATATGTTGACGGCTTCATGACCTTACCGTTCTCGTCCTTGATACGTTTACCGTCAACAAACTTGCTCATATTAGAGCGATGAACCTCGGCAAAGCACTTATCAAGATCGATACCAAATGCGTGACCAGCACCGTATACCACATATAACAAATCGGTCAATGCATCGGCGATCTCGATGATATCTTCATTCACCATACCTTCTTGAAGCTCAGTGAGTTCTTCATCAATTAGCTTATATCTCAATAGACGAATCTTATCTTCAGGCCAGGTAGGTGTTGTATGCACATCTTGTTCGGCTACTCTCATGAAGTCGGCCACCATAGCAAAATTACTCATATTAATTCCTTACATTGTCACCAAGAGTCGAGTGTAGAAACCACCCATGTTTCTTATGAGCACCCATGCGCTCAGAAAGAAAATCAGATACATCATGCGCCATTGCAGCCTCGGCTGCATCATATGCAATTTTAATTGACTGTAAAACTTTAGCATTGTCAACTGCCAGAGTAAGAATCATCTCTTTTGCTTCAGGCACAGTCTCAAGTTCAACAAGTGTTGTCAGTTCTTTGAATCGACCTAAAGTACCAGGAGCATATGCACCGGATGCGCGAATATATTCGCCAAGTGGATCGATTGCACCATGAACGTCGTTATAGATATTACCAAATAAACCATGATACTGAACGAAATCGGGGCCCTGAACATTCCAATGGAAATACTGAGCCTTGACAGCAAATACATATGTATCGGCTAGTGCTACTTTCAAAGACTCAATAAAGTAGTCAGTCATTAGTTACTCCTTTTCTTTCCAATAGTATATTTTGCTTCCAGAATCCAATCACTCTTTTCCTTGTGTGAGAGGACTTTGATCTGTGATATTGGTGCGACCTTATCTTTAGTCATATCAGGATTCACGACCTCCACCAAATTCCATTCCTCAAGGAGATTAACAATTGTATTCCGACGCATTTCATCTTCTTCGGCAAAGTTAGTAGGCTTACCATCAAGAGCAAATAGCTCTTTAAAATGTACGATGAAATACCTACGTTGCTTGTGAAGAATGTGGCAAGACTGATATAGTGTCTGGTCTTTTCGTGATGCGACACCAATACGCGTAAGTGTCTCCCTAATCTTTAGGAAGTCCTCAGGATTCTTCAGTCTTACCTCTACCATTTCTGCTATATCTATCATCAGCTCCACCCTTCTTAGTCCTATCATGGATTACGGCGAGCTGATCATTCGTTAGGACAGTCAGATAGTCCCTAGCTCGATTATAGTTACACGCATAGTATTCCATGACAGCATTAATATTGTTATCATCCGAAGGCTTTGGCCATTTGCTTGCGCCTCGGCGTCTAGACCTCACTGTATTTATGAGATAGTCATGTTGTAACCGGTTATCTAGATGACCGCGCTGATTCATCTCATTTGCATAGAGAATAGTATCGATATGAAATGACAGAGCCTTATTGACAAGGAATGGCACGTAGGTCTTATTAGCAACCTCCGCATCATCTTTGAAATAGTCATGCTTGGATTCACCAATGGCCTTGACCATATCAAATACACCAAGCTTAGTTTCTTCTGTCATTTCCATTCACAATCCATCATAATCTGGGTAAGACATGCTGCCAGATTGATTTCAGGATTGACAACAAACCCAGATTTGTATTGATAGTCGGCTAGGATAAGAACCAGATTAGGAATACTTGCAGGCTTCATGTAGTCATATGCACTATCATAAAGCTGACGATAGACAGTATTCTGATCAAGAGTTGTATTCTGACCAACCCAACTGCGCATCGAGGTGAAGTCTCTCTCCTTGAGCATCTTGATTAGACCCTGAAGGTCTGCATCAGAGATATTGGCCAGCACTCCAGCATCAATGGTACCCTTGGTAGAATATCGCTGAAGCTCATTAAGAACTCGACGCCAATCAGGAAAATACTTTTTGATAACCTCAGCAACAATCTTCTTGTCGAATTCGATATTCTCAGAAGAAAGAATACCGCAAGCACGCGACATGAATTGCGCTGCGATAACCGGCTTATCCTTACCGCTAATCTTGAAGTCGATAGTCGAACACCTGGAGTGCAGGGGTGCGATAATCTTATTCTTGAAATTGCAGGTCAGAATAAAACCGCAGTTGTGTGAATACTGCTCCATGAAATTACGAAGGGCAGGTTGAGTGTGATGCGTCAGATAGTCGGCCTCATCGAGGATAACATACTTGCGACCACCCCAAAGAGATACCGTTGATGCATAACCCAGAATGCGAGTCCTGAGAACATCAATGTTACCTTCCATCGAGCCGTTGACAATAATATAGTCGGCACCGATTTCTTGAAACATTGCTTTGGCCACGGTAGTCTTACCGATGCCAGCAGGACCAGACAGCAAAAGATTAGGAACTGTCTTGTCATCTACAAATTTCTGAAATGTATTCTTCAATTCATCTGGGAGAATACATTCCGCAATAGTCTTGGGTCGATACTTCTCGACCCACAGAAATTCACTCTGATTCATCTCCATCGTCATCACCTTCATCATCATCCAATGTGTCTGTTGCTAGACCATCAGCAATACTGTAGAAAATCATTGCTGCTTGATCAGAACCAAGACTTGTCACATACCCTTTGGTAATAACTGCGGTCATAGCTGCAAGCAGCTCTAGCTCTCGATCCTCCATTCGGGATGACTCCAACAACTTGTGAAGCCAACCCATTAGCATGGTTGAAGTGATATAATTCACTTCTTTGGAGTCGAACATGCGACCCAATACTCGATGTCACCAGCCTTAGACTTGAAGTGTGCCATACCGTTAGTGACAGCAACCTCATAGTCACGAGGCAGAAGCTTCAGGTTCTCAATGTCAAAGATAGCCTTGTAGTCATTGGTCGCATCACCAACTGCATATTCGGTGCTATCGGAGATATCTTCAAGCACATTGGTGCCTGAGAGATAAGACTTACCATCCTTACCATACAAAAGCACGTTCGGAAGACCAAGACCTGCGGTAAGCTTAAGAACCCAATTCAGAGCGTCATTATTGATAGTAAAGGTCGCATCGACACTCGGAAGCTTAGGATCGCGTGCAGGTGGATGCGTCACAGTGGCGACGCCACCATGAAGCACACGAGTAGATGCGCGCGAGTTACTAATGACCGTATGCTTGTCCGTGAATTCAAGTTCAGGATTATCATAGGCCGTAAGAACCATGATGAATTTTGTCAGATCATTGACAGCACACTCAATCGGAAAGGTCTCCTTGACATTCGCTGAAGCCAAGATGGTGCTCTTGGAGTGAATGGTTCGAAGATTACTACCCGGCCGAATGAGCAGCGATGGATTGATCGCTGCAAAATTCTTTAGGATTTCGATAGTCTCATTTGACAGTTGCATGATATACTCCACAGGTTAGAACATGATTATTATACATTATATTAAGGGAATTATCAACCCTTAAAAGCATTTGCAAGCTTCTTAGCCTTACCAAGTGCTTCAACGTCAGCAGTAGCAGATGCACCGATCTGTGCAAGATCAATCAGACTACCACTAAATGTATAGGTTCCAGTGTGATTCAGTCGCATCCACGGGCAAAGCCAAGTCTTAAGACCAGCACGTGCTGCATACTGGCAGAACATATAATCCTCAGACAGATAACGCTTAGTCGCAGGATCGATTACAGTATCAAAGAAGGCCATAATCTCACGGCTACCATCAAAGTGTTCCGTGCGAACATGATCGGGTCGATACATCAATTCAGGATATGCAGCCTGATATTTGACAAGTGTTTCCCGCTTGATCATCATGAAGCCTGTACCACCTTCAAGAACTTCTACGGGTTCATCAAGGCGAATGGATGTGGTCTGTTGTGTAGGATTAAACACATAGTCACCCACATAAGCTTCAAGGCTATTAGCATCCTTGTCAGCGAAACCCTTATCGACAGCCCGCTTGATCTTTTCCCATGAGATGCACTTCTTTGGATATGGCGCGCAGACAATATCCTTACCCGGCTGATTAGCAATGACGGATAGTGCAATAACGTCGCTCGGATCAAAACCAATGTCCGAGTCAATAAACATTAGGTGGCTATACCCGCTGCGAAGAAAATCATCAACCAGATAGTTACGAGCGCGGGTAATGAGGCTTTCATTGAAGAGGTAAAAGAATTCAATATCCATACCATATTCTGCACCGATGCGGGCCAGATCGGCAGTACCCTTTGCAAATTGCCCGGTGCAGCTACCACCATACATCGGAGTGGCAACAAAAATCTTATTCTTACGCAGCTCCTCAATGGAGACATTAATTTCAATAGCCATGGTATACCCCTTTCATACCAAACATATAGCATATGTAGGGTGTAAAATACAAATAGGGCCGGAGCCAAAGCCCCGACCCTTAACTTACCACAAGTAGCTATTAGGCCGAAGCAAGGGCCCGATAACCAGCCGCAATCACTTCGCGGCGAGGAGCACCGAGGCGATACAGCGTCACCTCGTGGTTGTTACCCAGAGTCTTGCGATTAGCATAGACCGGGTAACCCTGGAAGCGCAGGCTGGAGGCCGTTGCGCTCAGGTTTTGGATACCGAAGCGGCTGCGAGCCTGACCCTCGGTGATGTCACGACCCGACATCAGGTAGTTAAGCAGACGTTCAGTCTTGGTAGTCTTACAGGTCATAGTATATACACCTTTCATGTATGATAGTGTTGTATAAATGCTTCATCAGAACGGGATTTCATCACCCTTAGGTTCTTCAGAAGCCTCTGGAGCAGGTTGCTCCGGAGCCTTGGGCAGGGTCGGATCGACCTTGCGATAGAGGTCGAGGAAGGACTTCTTAGTCTCCTCGTCAAAACGATTGATGCACATCGCGATGGCTTGGGTGCGATCATCAA